TCATTCCTTTTTCCACGAACGTTTAACTAAGTTATTAATTTGCGTATAGTACCTTGAATTGAAGCCAATAGGGCTACCATTAAGTTTGTCGCAGATCCCATTCGTTTCCTCCACAAATCCTAAGAACATTTCATCTAGGCCCTTAATTCCTGGAGTTATGCACATGCGGGAAAAGTGGTTGATCATTGCGATTGCTTGGGCAAATTCATAGGTGGCTACCAAACCCTGAATAACACTAGGGTAATCGACACGTAGGTAATCATATTTGAACCTTTCGAAATTGTCATGTCGCTCGACGGTCGTTGCATTACTCAGGGCGATTGGATTCGGATGTGCACCAAAGTCAATAGCGGCATCGAAGAACCCCATGATGTGCTTCTCGTAAGGTGTTCCCTTCGACTGCTCATCATGCTCCTTAAGATACTTGCGAAATCGCTTAACTGCAGGTGTGAACGACCTTTTGTTCTGTTGGAAACCCTCTTCGTCATCATGCCTGCTCAGCCAAGATTGTGATAGGCCAGGCTCTCTATTGAAGAGGTAGCCGTAGACAGCAGACTCCATCGCTGTTCTGAGAAGAGGAAATATTGCAGACAGGTGTGCTCCGAGAGCTAGGTTACAGGCGGCCAAGTATAGCGAGTGGGCGTGAGCCGCCGCTGCTCGTGACTCGGTGCAACCCAACCCTTCCAAGGTTGAGAGAATCAGATGGTCGCATTTCTTTAAATGCGTAACCGCCTCTGGTAGCGCGTCGGTGATGTTTCGTTCCGTCTCGGACATTGAGGCTCGGTATTGGTCGAAGTCGAAGACATCGCTTGAGAATTCCATTTCGTGGTCCTTAAGGTTGGCTATGCGGAAAAGTTGGGGTGCCCTGGAGGGAGTTTGATGCGACTGGTGCCTTCTCTGCACCTTTAGCTCAAAAAAATTCAGGAGCATATCGCAACCATATCAGGAGATGATGAGCGATAGCAGCTTGATACAGATAGCCTGCAGAATGGAAAACTGAATCGCTCATGGTTTCGTAGACGTCAAATGGCAGCTATTGGCCGACTGCTGCCCTTCGCGGAAGGCAGCGTAGGATCGCATACGACCGCAGGAAACCCAGTTAAACCATCCATCCGATGATGGATTTGACGTAGCCCTCCCCAAAACCGCCACTCCCCCTGCTTTCGAGGCGGTGAGCAGCCTTCCTCGTAGCAATTTCTAAGCAAGTACCAATTTACTAGGCCACTGCTATGCTTAGCCATTTTAGGCGGGGTGACACACATGGCAGGGGAATACTCACTCCCAGATTTGCTTGAACGAATGTACGAGAATCAGCTCGCGTTGGAAGCAGCTCTGATGGAGTTGGCTCTCCAAAGCGAAAAGCAAGGCATGGATGAGGTTGGTGACAACGTACGTGGCGCTTTATTCGTGATCGGCGAAAACGCTGGGCACATCAAGCAGGGCTTGGCGAAGCTACGAACTAATCGTCTCTGACAAAGCACACCCCAATTGTGTAGGGGTATGTGGGGGATTTTGGAGAATAGGCCCGTGATTACTGGCTGCGAGGCTTACGTGGGATAGGTTGCACAAATGCATAATGGGCATTGAATGGCATAGATTGGCGTGTGGTTTGCCCCATTTTTGCCCCAGCCCCTTCACTCCCCCAGAGTTCACGTTCGCGTCGGACAAGCCTAGTGATGGGCAATATGAAAACTTGTGACAGGCCGCAATCGGGCAAAGCCGACGCTCATTGAGCATCGGTATCGACTTCCGGTGAACTCGGACAGATAAAATATGGATTTAGAGCCGATTTCATCGTGTCAATGAAATCGGGGGGGGATTCAATATTCCAATTTTGAAACACCTTTCCCTGCTCCTTTGACTCAATTCGGAAGCTACCCTGCCTGTCCCGATCGACGTCCCCCCATTGACCAGATCATCTCTCTTAATCACACTTCATTTTCCAGTGTGATAGCACAATGCCCGATACTGTCCCTACCAATTTTCTCTCGTTCAAGGATGGCTGCCATATGGACATCGAAGCAGAACTCAGTTCCGTATTTTCCCAAAGATCATCCGGCCCTTTTTTGTTTCTCGGCTCCGGCTTTTCGAGGCGATACATAGGCCTTGAGGATTGGGAGGGGTTGCTCAGTCGATTTTGTTTGACCGGCAAACCCTACGCGTATTACAAAAGTAGCGCTAACAATGACACCCCTAAATCAGCTCAACTCATCGCTGATGATTTCCATGATTTGTGGTGGGGTCATGATGAGTATGCGATAAAGCGCGAACATTCCGCACATCTCATAAACGATAGAACGTCACCGCTTCGCCTAGAAATATGTGACTACCTTCAACACAAACATTTAAATGAGATACCGCAAACTATTTTAGAGGAAATTAACGCACTAAAAGAATGCGATGTAGACGGAATAATTACTACTAACTGGGATGTATTCACTGAAAGTCTTTTTCCTGACCATACCGTATACATCGGCCAAAAAGAACTCCTATTTTCCAACACCATGAACATTGGAGAGATCTATAAGATCCACGGATGCTGCAGCGTTCCAGACTCGCTCATTTTAACAGAAACCGATTATCACGACTACAACAACCGCAATGCTTATCTAGCATCTAAATTGATTACTATATTTGTAGAGCATCCAGTAGTATTCATAGGCTATTCAATTTCAGACACTAACATCCGGGATCTTCTTAAATCAATATCACTTTGTATTGGTAAAGAAAACATAGCCAAGCTCAGAGACAACTTAATATTTATTGATAGGAACGAACCTATTGGCGGCCCTATCATTGAAACATCCTATCTTCAATTTGACTCCATCCAGATCCCTGTAAAAGTTGTAAAAACAAAAAACTATACACCTGTTTACGATGCCATTGCTCAGTTCGAGCGCAAGCTCCCAGCAAGAGTTCTTCGATTTTGTAAAGAGCGCGTTTACGAAATTGTAAAAGGACAGAATCCTGACAAGAAAATCGCTGTCGTTGATTACGATAAAATCCAAGACGAGAACGATATTGAAATCGTATTTGGGCTTGGCGTGATAGGAAAGGTAGGCGAAACTGGATACAAAGGCATCTCAATTGGTGATATCTTCGAAGACTTAATTTCAAACAACAAAAACTTTGATCCGAAAAAACTTGTCGAAACAACACTATCTCTATTACCTAAGCAAACAAAGTTTGTTCCGGTGTTCAAATATCTGCGGGAACTCGGCATAAATTGTAAAGCAGACTACGAAAAATCAGGACTCGAGCTTGACCGTCTCATCAATAGGAAAGCAGAAGACTTCGCAACAGCAAGCCCTCTTCAGACCGTGAGATACTCGAAGATGCCTTTTCCAGAGTTCCTTGCTACTGCATCAGAGTCCGAAATAGTCAGTATGACACCCCTGCTACCTAATGCAGACTCTCAAGTATTATCGGAATATCTACGTGCAAACTATGATCATCTTATCAGTTGCAATAACAGGTACCACTTTCGCCGACTTATGGCGTTTTACGACTGGAAAACATATGGGTTTTAATGTGGGAGCAATATTTTATGTATGACTCCGAAGCAATTCTGAACCCGGACTTTCGCTTGCTTTCAGCTGATGAAAAGGGGGTAGCGTGCAAAGATCTCTACATGCAGACTTTTTTCTCGTTGGACGAACCAGACGTCTGGTATCCCGACGTAGGTACTAAGTGGCCCAAGATAGCGCGAATCTTCTCAGATAGGATCGTAACATTTCCGATTTTCACAAATCCTCACGCAAAACGATACCTTTCTCGTAGGCATGGCCGCATCAAAACCATAACTTATGAAATGGACAGCTACGATCTTCCCGATGCTGAAGACCAAGCGCTGATACTCATCGATTGGCAAATGCCACGCCCAGTATGGAATGAGTGTGCATATGGCTTAGGACTAGCGAAAGAACTAGACCCCTTGTGGCATGGACTAGTTCGACTCCCTGACATCGAAAGTATTGTAATCACCCAAGACAGCAAACTGGAGATTGTCGAGGGTACAGCCCGAATCCCAAGGGACTGCTTAGACGAAATGAGGCGTATATTCGTAAGAACAGACAGAAAGCTGCGAGAGCGTATTCACATAGCCAAACAGTGGCACGTTCGAAATGAGATCCTTGCAAAACTATCCCCCGAACGTTTCCCCGCCTATGCACAATTGACCTCTACTGGAGAGCTAGTTGAGTACCGTATGGTAGGCAATAGGCCTTCGCCAGCGGCAGAGCGACATAAGCGCGAAGCTTCAATTCGAACTGTGCGAGAGAGTGCCGAACAGATAGCGAGGGATTCACCTCGTGAACTGATCAACTTACATGCAGAGATCGAGCGGGTAACCCTCGCCACCATGATTGAACGTTTTGAAAAAAAATTAAGTCTGTCACTACCGGAAGCACAATGGCAGACTTTCTTTGAGGAAAATATTTTCATACTGTCACTATTATTCGCCCGACCTGTGAAACTACTTCACGCCCAGTTCCACGCTCAAAGCTCTCACTTAGATGGCTCAGGCTCCCAGATTGGAGATTTTTTATTTAGGGAGCTAGGTCAATCACTAGCAATTATCGAGATCAAAAAACCCTCTAGCCCACTAATGCAAACAAAAGCTTACCGCAACGACAAGGTTTACGGCCCACACGCAGAGCTTAGTGGAGCAGTCACACAAGTTTTATTTCAGAAAGCGTCGCTGCAGAACAACTGGCTTTATCACCAATCAAATCTAAAAAATTCTTTGCCGGACACAATAAGCTGTATCGTTATTGCTGGTATCACTCCAACCGAAGCAGAGCAACGACGGTGTTTTGATATATTTCGTCACGCCTGCAAGGACGTTGACGTCGTAACCTTTGACGAGCTACTTGGCAAACTTAAACTCTTACTGCACCACCTTACACCACCAGCAACAGAAAGAGACAATGAGGATCCTTTCTGACAATGATAACTACTATGTAAATACTGCTGAAAGGTTCTAAGGTTTATAGCCCAAAATTCTTAGTTACTTACAAGTCACTGACCAGAGTTGATCGAGTTTCGTCGTAAAACTCTGGCTCAACATCCCGCGCCTCATACCCCATTCAGGGTCCGTTGGCACACTGGCCGGCCGCAGAGCCCCCCTCCCCCATCGTGCGTTGATCTGGTCCAGCACGTTCATCACCCGTGTCGCTTCCGCCGGCTGAGACGTAGCGAACAAATCATCGGTGTACTCACCTTGCTGGCAAAGATTGAGCAACATAACCTCAGCCTTGCTGTACTTAAAGCCAGTTCGAAATATTCGATCAAGCGCCCCAACCGCTACCTGAGTGAGCAAACGCACGTCGTCAGTGGGATACGGCATATCCACCACCACACCGTTCGCGTACTTCGCTTCCTCCGGGTTAAACATGCCAGTACGGATACAAACGCGCACTTTCTTACACAGCGAATTCTGGGCGCGAAGCTTCTCAGAAGCTCGCATCATGTAGGTGGCTACCGCCTCTTTGATAGGCGGCAGCTCCGTCAGCCGCTGGCCGAACATACGACTGCAGCAGATCTCCTGCTTTGGCGGATCCGGCTCGTCCAGCTCCAAGCAAGGCGTGCCGCCCAGCTCCCTGGCAGTCTTCTCGATCACAACGCTGAACTTCTTGCGGAGCGTCCATGGGTCCGCCTTCGCCAAGTCCATTGCAGACTTTATGCCCATCGTATCAAGGTGAAATTTCATCTTTCGGCCAACGCCCCACACCTCCGCCACGTCCGTATTACGCAGCACCCAGTCCCGCTTAACCGGGTCGGTGATATTGACCACGCCACCGGTCTGCGATTGCAGGCGCTTCGCGGTATGGTTTGCCAGCTTCGCCAGGGTCTTTGTATGAGCGATACCCACACCAACAGGTATGCCGGTGCAGCGAAGTACCTGAGCGCGGATCTGCCGACCTAAGGCATCTAAACCACCGACACCGGTCAGATCGGCGAATGCCTCATCAATGCTGTAAACCTCAACTGCCGGCACCAATGACTCGATCAGGCTCATCACGCGCTCGCTTATGTCGCCGTACAGCGCATAGTTGGAGGAGAACGCGACAATGCCGTGTCGCTTGAGTTTGTGCTTGATCTGGAAATACGGCTCGCCCATCTTGATGAACGGCTTGGCGTCGTAGCTGCGAGCAATGACACAGCCGTCGTTATTGCTCAGCACCACGATGGGCACCTTCGCCAAGTCCGGCCGGAATACCCGCTCGCAACTGGCGTAGAAGCTGTTGCAGTCGACCAGCGCAAAGGTCGGTTGCTGCTTAGACATGGCTGCGCACTGTGCTGGTGATCACACCCCAGATAGACAGCTCATCACCTTCGAGAACGTAACGCGCCGGATATTTGGGGTTCTCCGACAGCAGGACCACCTCCCGGCCGCGCTTACATAGACGCTTGCAGACGGGCTCATTGTTCAGCAGCGCCACCACCACATGCCCATGAGCAGGCTCAATGGCACGATCCACTACTGCGAGATCACCTTCGAAGATACCAATCCCCTGCATGCTTTCCCCGGTGATTGCTACCAGGTACACATGAGGTGCGCGGATATTCAGAACCTCATCCAATGAGATGTGCTGTTCAATATGATCCGCTGCCGGCGATGGAAAACCGGCTGGGACCTGGAACGAACACATAGGCAGCTCCGCGCCTGCCTCAGCGATAGGACCTAGAATGGTGAAGCTCATGATGCGGCCTTTTACAGATACTGTACGAATGTACAGTTAACTTTGTAGGACGCTTGCGGTCAATTTTTCTGTAGGAAATTTCGACAGGCGGAGAGGTGCGTATGTGCGGACGATTCGTGCAGTACGAAGGGATGGCGATCTTTATTGAAGAACTGAGCCCCCAGATAGAGCTGTTCAGCGGTTACGACGCTCAGTCTATTGACCGCTACAACGTCGCCCCGTCGACACGGGTGCAAATACTGCACGCAGCAGAGAATGGGCTGCATATCGATGCAGTCAAATGGGGATGGGCGCCGTTCTGGGCCAAGGGCAAGCGCCCCGATCCGATCAACGCCCGTGTAGAGACGGTCACCACGGGAAAGTTTTTCAAGCAACTTTGGCCAAATGGCCGAGCCCTGGTGCCGAGTGAAGGGTGGTATGAGTGGGTCAAAGACCCTGACGAACCGAAGAGAAAGCAGCCCTACTTCATTCGCCTGAAGAGTCAGAAACCCATGTTCTTTGGCGCGCTTGCCCAAGTTCATCCTGGCCTGGATCCCCACGACGGCGACGGATTCGTGATCATCACCGCCGCCAGTGACCAGGGCATGGTGGACATCCACGACCGCAAGCCGTTGGTGCTGACACCTGAGCATGCCAGGGAATGGATCGATCCCAGCCTTACTCCAGCCCGCGCCGAGGAAATAGCAAAGGAATGTTGCCAGCCTGTGGAGGACTTTGAGTGGTATGCCGTTAGCAAAGCAGTGGGGAGTGTGAAAAACCAGGGGGCTGACTTACTGCTGCCGGTGCCACCCAAAGATGTTTGATGCTATCAGAACAGACCTCCCAATGCGGCGGGCTCCCAGTTCATGATCACCAGTTCACCGCTAACCTCACTCTTTCCTTGCCGTTGGTTCGATGTGGTGTATCGAATGTCCACCATCTCAAAGTGAAACCCCTCAAACACCCGCCGGATATCAGGGTGATCGTTGATGCTGACCATCACCTTGCCTTTGCAGCGCCGCATGAAGTCAGCCATGCGTTCGTAATTCTCAAAGGGAAAATCCACGCCATATCCGGCCGTCTGCCAGTAAGGCGGATCCATGTAGTGGAAGGTATGGGCACGGTCGTAGCGCTCGGCACATTCAAGCCAACCCAAGTTTTCCACATAGGTGCCTGACAGACGCTGCCACGCTGCAGATAGGTTTTCCTCAATCCGCAGCAGGTTGATCGCTGGACCAGTGGTCGCGGTGCCAAACGTCTGCCCCGTCACCTTGCCGGCAAAGGCATGGTGCTGCAGGTAGAAAAATCGAGCGGCGCGCTGGATATCGGTGAGAGTTTCAGGGCGGGTCATCTTCTGCCACTCGAACACCTGCCGAGAACTGAGCGCCCATTTGAACTGGCGGACGAATTCTTCAAGGTGGTTCTGCACGACGCGGTACAGCGTCACCAGGTCGCCGTTGATGTCGTTGAGGACCTCAACCGGTGCAGCCTGGGGACGCATGAAGTAGAGCGCGGCGCCGCCGGCAAACACTTCAACGTAGCATTCGTGTGGCGGGAAGAGCGGGATAAGGCGGTCGGCCAGGCGGCGTTTGCCGCCCATCCAAGGGATGATGGGTGTAGACATAAAAAGCAAGACCTTTGCTGTATGGATAAACAGTGCTAGGCTCGCTTCGCTTTGTGCACGAAGCAGGAGCCTTGGCTGGACTTGCAGGGACGATCTGCGGGGAAGGTGGCCGGGTAGGATGTTGACGCATCCTGCCCGGCCGCTCCTTTTACTTCGGTGTAGAAACTTCTTTTGCGTAAGCCTGACAGGCTCGCAGGGCGATCAATCCTTGGTCGCCGACATCGGTGATGCCGATAATTCGTTGAGCATGCGCTGGGTCAAGTTGGGCTCTTGTGGTGCCATGAACCACGCGGCCGGTGCCGGTGGTGGTTGGCATTGCACAGCTGCCGGTGGTTTCGGTGGCGGCGAGTACGACTGACAGCCGCAGATCAGCAGTAGCCAGGCGATCACGCAGGCGAGCCTGCTTGGTTTGCTCATCAGTCAGTTCCTTGTGGTGGGTTTCATCTTTGTTCTGCAGGCGTAGCTCCAGGGCCAGGCGTTTTTCCTGCTCGATGCGCTGCAGGTCAGCAGACGCTTTGGAGATCTCGTTGAGGGTGTCCGCCTGCAGCCGGGCCTGGCGCTCCAACACACGGCCATAACGCCAGTCCTGCACAGTCCAGGCCAACGCCGCGGAGCCGACGGCGACCATCAGCAACAAGCCGCCGACGACAGCGATTCGAAACTGCGCGGGGATCAGGTCGAAGAGACGCATAACACTGCCCTCGCCCTGCCCCACAGCTGCAGCCGATCCTCCAGGCCGTTGAGGCCGCCATTGATCCGGCGGGTGATGGTGTTGAACTGGTCCTGATCCGCGAGCGCATTCAGCCCATTCACCGACCAGAACCACGCCGCCGACTCTGCTGCCCATTGCGGCTGCTCGATCAGCTCCGGCGTGCGCAACAATCGTTCATCGCCAAACAGCGCCAGGCTGCAGCGCAGATAGTTGTCGTGACCGGTGACCTGGATCAGGCCACGACCACGGTAGCGCTGACCATCACCGTCGGCTTCGGGAGTGTTACCGAGCTTGGCCGCTAGGGCGCCGGTGTCGTATTTGCTGAGGTACTGATCGCTGCCCAGTTCGCGTACGTACTGCAACTGGCCTGACTCGTGGCCGACCTGGGCGAGGAATGCGGCTTGGCGCTTGGGTGTGTTGATCTTCCTGTTGATCATCGCTGCATTTAAAGCAGATACAAAAACGCCCGCTTGGCGGCGGGCGTTGGGCATGATGCGTTGAAGTTGTTGCTCGGTGATTGGCATGGCGCCTCCTGAGTTCGTCGTTGCGGGTCTGTCGATTGCGTTAGGCGGTCACGGCACTGTCAGCACCGTGAGCGGCTTTTTCTGTTTCTTACCTTTGGCCTTAGCCTTGCCTTTCTTGCCGGCGTTGCACTCGACCGTGGTGGACCAGCCGGCCTGGGTGAACACCTGTTCCACCGAGTCCACCAAAAAGTCCCCATCCAATCCGTCCTTGAAGCCCTGCGCGTTGATATGGCGCTCGGCAAACAAGTCGGTGCGCCCTACCATCTCCAGCCGAACTGCTGCAGAAGAACGGTTGAACGCATTCAGCCGTGCCTTGGCGGCCTGTTCCGCTGCAGACTTGTTGGGGTGGATATGTCGGTCGGTATGTACCGGCGGCATGCCTTCCGGGGCGTCATCGTTGCCCAGCTCCAGGGTTACCAGTTCGCCGTTCTTTTTGTCCTGGTAGCGTGTCTTGACCGCCTTTTGCGTGGTGCGATCAGCGAAACGAAACTGCCAGCGGCTGACATCGCTTTTCTTGATGGTGACCACTCCGAGGGTTTTGCCGCTCGCGCTCTGGCCCGCTTGACGCTGCATCACCAATAGCTTGCCGTCGGCGACCTTGGCGGTGCAGTCGTATTGCTTGGATAAGCGGGTGATAAAGTTGAAGTCGGATTCGCCGATCTGGTCGACCCGAGGCACCACAGTAGTGATGGAACAGACTGGTTGCCAGCCGTTGCGAGCGGCCAAGTCGGTGACAATCTGCGCAAGGGTGACGTTTTCCCAGCTACCGGTACGGGTGGTTTTGCCGGATCCGCGCATGTCGCTGGCTTTACCGCGAATGACGATGGTGTCCGGCGGGCCGGATGCTTCGACCTCATCCACGATGTAGCGGCCCAGGCGCGTCAGGCTGTTGCCGGCGTAGCCCAGGTAGATCTCAATGCCGGCACCGCGCTTGGGCAGTGACACCGCACCATCGCGGTCATCGATACGCAGCTCGAAATCATCCGACTCCATGCCGGGTTTATCGACGGTACGCAGGGACAGCAGGCGGTCGTTGATCAGGGCCGTGATATCGGTCCCGTCCGCGACAATTCTAAAAGTTGGTTTCATCTCGATACCCCAGAAACGACAAAGCCCCGCATTGCGGGGCTTCGTCATGAATGGGTGCTCAGTTGATGTCGAGCACCACCAGGCTGTCCTCTCGAACAGCAATACAGCTTTGACACACAGGGCAGGCGAAGACGTCGGTCTTCGGCTCAATGACCATCGACTTGGTACACGCCGGGCAACTGCCGACCACCTGGGTTTCACGGAAACCGAAGGTTTTCCACAGCGTGGCGAGGATCACACCTACGGCCAAAAACCAACCAACGATGGGAATGAAGGCCAGGAGAATCGCCCCCACAATGCCGAAGAAAATCCAATTCATCCGATAGTCCAATTCAGCACAGATGCCCCGTTTTACCGTCCTTAACGCTGTTGATCTTTCCATGAGGCGTCCCGCGCTCGATCCAAAAAGGGCGAGTCTATCGGCGACAGCCCTATGGGGCAATCGGCCATCAGTCCCACAGCTGCACGGTTTCGTCCGTGACCGGAGGAAGGTCTGGGAAGACAATCAGCAACCCGGCCTTGAGCGGTTGCGGCTGGTCGGCCAGTCCTTGGTTGTGGGCCAGCACCGCCTCCACGGTGCCGTTGAGGTGCCCGTAAAGCTGGTTACACAGGGTATCCAGCACGTCGCCGTCAGACGTTCTGCAGGTCATCGCCATATCGTACAAACTCCAGGGTAAATACTTGCTTTCGCGGGATCCCGCCCTGCAGCAGCGCGCTCTGTTCTTCGTCGAGGTTCTTCAGGCACCAGGTACCCAGCACTTCCCCATATCCGGTGGTGAGGGTCAATGGCAGCAGCTGGGCACCGATGCTGCGCAGGGTGTCCAGTTGCTTGAGCCCTCCTTTGAAGCCCGGAAAGATCGAGCCTTTTAGGGTCATTTTTTCCTCGCCCATACCAATGGCCTGCTGCGCCGGTCGACGGCTGAGGCGTTCTTGCGCAGCCCAGCGAAACTCCGTCTGCCGGCGTAACTCGTCGAAGGCCGCCGTATCCAGGTTGAAGTAGTAGGGTTGGGTGTTTGGCTTGAGCGGCTGGATGATCAGCAGGTGAGGAAACGGCTTCACGGCCTCAGCGAGAGGAGTCTGAGATAGCCCCAGGGCTTCGGTCGGTAGAACGTTTGCCAGCGATGGACTGACCTTCCCGGCCACCTTGTTAATAGCCGCGCCGGCCTTGGCGGCTTGTTCTTTGAGGACACCCAGGCGCTCATCTATTTGAGAGGCCGCCCGCGAAGCTCGGCTGTATGTCTCAACCACTGCGCCGACCTTGGCCTGTGCTGCACCAATCCCCCGCATGACACGTTGGAGTTTTTCACCTGCACCTGGCGGTAGGAACGGCACATTTTCAAGCTCAGCAGCCGCACCCGTGATCTCGCTGATCGCGCCGTTTACAGGTCCCATAATCCCATCAATGCTCCGCCGGCCCGCCTCGCCCGCGCTGACCAGGTATTTGAAGCCGGACTGCATCTGCTCCAGATATTCCATGATCCCTCCTTATGTATGGGCGTCATCGTAGAGATTACGTCGGGCTTCCTGCTGTGCGGCGTCATTCAGTGCGCGCTGCATCAGGGGTAGAAGCTGCTGAACAAATTGCTGCGGATCCTTGGCATCACCCTCGACCGTGACCGGCATGTTCAGCGAATAGCTGAACTTTTGGTCCACCCGTGCAGGCTCTGGCTTAGGTGCCGCAGACGCCTGAATAACCAGATTGGCGGGTTTTGGAGCAACAGGCGCCGCCAGTGAGCGAGTGACGTCACCCAACGCCGGCCCCATTGACATCATCATCGGTGCCGTTGGCTTCGGCGTTGCTGTTGCAACCAGCGCCTGCTGCCGCACCGGAGGCGCGGCGAGGCTATTTACCGGCACCGGTACCGCCTGAATCAGCGGTTTTATGACCGGTGACAAGGGAGCGACAGCCGTTCCGATATCCTGCACTGCAGGTGCTGGCTGAGTCGCCACAACAACAGGTTGCCGAGCAGCGAAATTATTCGCCATCGTTGCCAGGCTGGGTACCGCTGGCCCAGGTCGCGGCGCCATCAACATCGGCGTAATCGGTGCAGCGGTCGCTTTGGGTTTGTCACTGCCGAACATCGACAATCCAGCCCAGCCCCCCAGTTGCTGACCTCCCATGCTCCCAAGGTATGCCCCCACCATGCCGCCGATGGCTGTGCCAATGATGGGTACCACTGAACCAATGGCAGCGCCCGCAGCCGCACCCGCCATGGTGCCGGCAAGTGTTCCGGCGGCCTCACCATAGCCCTCCGCTTTTTCGTCCTGCGTTTCAGCGGTCAGGTAGGTGTTGAGCACCATGCTGCCGGCCTCGACCAAGGAGGCGCCCGGAACCACTTTGGCCGCTTTGCCAACCTTACCGACACCTCCGGCGACCGAGGTCAGCATCTTCGTTCCAGGCCCAGGCATAACGGGAGGGCGAGGCGCTGGAACCGGTGGCCGTAAAGCCGGCGCAGGCACGGGAGGTGTCGTAGGCCGAATAGCCGGCCTACGTGGCTTAACCGGCGGACGCTGTGCAAGCGCAGGTGCGCGTGCCGGACCAACCGGACGCGGTGACCGTGGCGGTGCCGTTGGTCGCCGACGCGAAGCCCGAGGAACAGGAGGTTTTCGGTTGCGACGTCGTGCCGAGCGAGAATTACCCATGCCGCCCATGGACGCCATATTCACGACAAACACACGCTGAATACCGCCCACCGGCTCTGCGGCTTCCCCTCCACCACCCACCGCGTCTTGAATCATCGAGACGACATCAATGCCCGTGGCAACAGGATCCAAACCACCCGCCTTCGGATCAGCCCCAGGACCACCCTTACCTCGTAAGGCGGCGGCAGCTTTCAGCCCTTTTTCCACCACCGACAACGTTGTACCGCCTTTGCCCCTGCCTGTACGGACGCCGTCTGGATTCGAATTGGTGACAAACACCTTTTGCACACCAACTGCTTTTCCGCCCAAACCGCCACGCGCCAAATTAATCAGGCCCTTGCCGATCTTGAATGTCTGAAATGCTGCCACTGCTGCGCCAATCGCACCAATAGCTACCGTCGTACCGCTGACGATTTTCGGAAATTCATTGGCAAGGCCGGCAATGCTATTGCCAACTTTGGTCAAGCCATCGGCCGCCAGGTCGGTGAGCGGTCGTAACGCATCACCGAGGCTGGTCATCGTCGCTTCCATGCTCGATGTCGCCGCGCTCCACTTGGCGTTGGATGTCTCACGAGCTTTTGCCGCGTCGGACTCGATCTTGGCCTTACCATCGGTTTTCTTGATGGTGGTCATGTTGTCTTTGATCGTGTTGCCGTACTTGATCTGGGCGAGCAAGCCATCACTGGCGCTCTGGTCACTGACGATATTCGCCAAACCCGCTGCCTGAATCAGCGCGACCATCGCCTGCTCTTCTTCGGCGCTGCCATCCTTGGACGCCTTGATCTTGGCCTTAAGCGCCGCGACCTTCTTGGCCGTGGCAGGATCCTGTTTTTGGATCAGCTGTTCACTGAGCATGATGAAGGCTTCAACCGGGTTGGACGCCTTACCGCTTTTGGTAGCGGCCAGAATCGAACTCGTCAGGTCATAGCCTTGTTTTGCGAACCGCTCCTGGCTGGTGCTGCTGATCACCGCGTTGAGCAAGTTGTTCATGTTGGTCGCAGCCGCCGCCGCGTCCTGGGTTTGCGAGAACTGCGACTGCAGGCTCGCACCGAGGAAACGCACGGCTTCCGGCCCTTCCATGCCCAAGCGTTTAATCGTGCCGAGCAATGCTGGCATGTACTTGGCCATATCCTTGGGACCAAACGCGCCAATGTCACCCGCAGCGGCCACCTGGCCCAACATTGCGCCCATGTCCTCCTTCTTGACGCCGGCCTCCTTGAAGGCACTGAACAAGGTGGCGATAGTTGCGGCCTCCATGCCCTGGCCGTCGACCAGGTCAGCGATCAGCGGCGCGTAGTCCACCGACTCCTCCCAGTCGATGCCCTTCTCGATCAAGCCACCGACCGCCCGAGCGAGAGCCTGCTGCCCCATCCCCTTCTTCGCGGCCACCTCACTGATCTTGTCGGCCATTTTCTGTTCGGCGTCTGTGCCGGCAGTGTGTGCCCACAGCGCCATCTGCCGGATTTGCGTCTGGTAGTTGGCCGATACCTTGGTGGGAATGGCGATCAAAGCGGTAGCAGCCGCCGCCTTGCCCAACGTGCCGGTAAGCCCCTCTTTGCCATCTTTGATCTGAGAGTACCCGGTGGCTTTCAGGTCGGCCTTGCGAGCGACCTGTTCCATGCTTTGATAAGCCTTGGCGAGGTTACGCACCTCGACACCCTGCTTTTTCAGGGTGCTGAGGTTGGATTCCAATTTGCGCAGCAACGTACTGGCACCAGCGGCGCCGCTGTCATTGGCCTTCTTCCATTCCTCCCGCAGGCGGATGGTGTCGCCAATCGTTCGCTGCAGCACCCGAGCCTTGGTGCCTTGAGCTTCCAGTTGCTTGATCCGCCCCTGCACATCCTTGAAGGCCGTGCCCACCGTGGAGCTGACGGCGCCGCCAATTACCAGGCCGAGCGCGAGTTTGTTTGCCATGTCGTGGCTCCCTGTAGCGAGTGATTACGGTAGGAGGCTCAATCCGAGAGCCACCAGACCATCTCGGCAAACGGCATGGCCTGAATCTCGGCGGCGGAAAATCCGGTTTCCGCCGCCAAGCGTTTGGCCGCCAGTTTCAACAGTGCGGGGTTAAACCCCGTCGTCCTGCACCAGGCGAAAATAACCGGCCTGCAGGCGGTGGTAGTCCACCAGCTTCAGGCCCTCCAGATCCTGCTGGCCTGCTTCACAAAGGCCGGCGAACAGCATCAGCTCGCGCTGCTCTTCGTCGTCGCCCGAGGCACGATCAGCAGCGCGCACTTCGCGCACTGTGGGTGAGCGAATAGTCAGGGTATCGACGGTCACGCCGTTGACCTCAGAGGGCCGAGACAAGGTGATAGTGGCGTTTTCGGCGGTGAGCTTCAGCCAGGTAGGGAGCTTTTTCAGTTCAGGGGTAGCCATTCGATAAATTCCTTAGAGACCCAGGTCACTGCGCATGGATGCCAGTTGGTCCACACCGTCGATCACGCGGATCGAGGCGACCATGTCGATTTCGTAAATGAGGCGGCCGGCGATCTCCAGCTTGTAGTAGCTGACGGCAATCGAGTACTTGAACTCGGCTTTGTCGCCTGCCTTCCAGTCGCCTGGGTCCAGCTCTTTGAGCATGCCGCGCAAGGTCGCCACCACTGCTGTGGTCTGCCCTTTTTGCCCTTTGAACGAACCGCGATAAACCCCGTTGAAGGCGGTTTGATCGGACAGCCCAAAAAACTTCATGGCCTCGCGACGTACGCCGTTGGTGGTGAAACTGGCCTCCATCTTTTCCAGGCCCATGTCCATCTCGATAGGGCCAGCCATGCCGCCACCACGATATTCGTCCGTTTTAACCACCAGCTTCGGCAAACTCAGGCTGGGCACATCGCCCTTGAAGTTGATGCCGTCGACGAACAGGTTGGTGTTGAAAAGCACTTGAGGAATCATTGAGCAGCCTCCTTAGGCAGCGGTTTCCAGGACTTCGGTGAGCCACTGATTGGTGACCTCGACCCGGAAAATCGGGTTCTCGGCAGGCGGTACGTCGGTGAAACGGATGTTCCAGTAAACCTTGCCCTGCTCTAGCTGGCTGACGGTGTTCAGTTCGGTGTCGGCGAACACCTCGAAGTTGATCACCGCGCCCTGGTTTTTCAGGTCCTGCATGAATGCCTGCAGGCCGTCGGTGACATCCTTGATGTAGGTCTTGGTGATGCCACGGTCGACCGCCCACTTGTGCCCCGCCAGGATTGCGTCCATGACGATGTCGACCGTGCGCACACGGGTAACAAACGCCCACTTGGGATCCGCTGACAGCGTACGGTTACCCCACAAGCGATACCCGCCGTCGCGGATGATGGTGGTGATGTTGGCGTTGTTGAGCAGGTTGGCCCGGCAGGTTTCGTCGCCATCCAGAAACTCGACCGGCCGCGAGGTGCCAGTGATGCCGACGAACTCTTTGTTCGATGGCGACGACCAGAAGCCATACTCGGCATCCGTCCAGGCAAACAAACCAGCGGCGAAGGCAGAGGCCGGCGCGTTGACGGTTTTGCTCTGCAGCGTGTCCCACAGCTGCACGCCCGGATCGACCAGGAAGCAGCGCTTGCTGCCGAACTCCTGGGCGTAGGCCATTGCGGCTTCGTCCGTGGTGTTCGGCCCGTCGAGAATCGCCAGTGCCCGAAGCTTGCCAGCCAACGCATCCAGCGCAGTTGCAACAGCCTGGGTCGCGGTATGACCAGGGGCAATCAGCAGCCGCGGCTGGGCGTTAAATCGGCTCTTGCCGTCCAGCAATGCCTGCATGCCGGTACGCTGCCCGGACGCGAGGACACCGCCAATGATTGAGGAGGTTTGCTGGGCAGGGTCTTCAACTTTGGCGACACCGCAGCCGATCACCACGGCTTTCGCACGGACGAAAATCGCCTTGCATGCACGTGTGATTGCCGAGTCTTCGCCCCAAGCGGCAACCGCTTCGCGCTCACTGGTGATCAGCGTCAGTTCGTTGGGTTTCGCGGATGCCGCTGGCACCACAGTAAATGTGTCGCATAGCCCAATAATGGACGACGACGGCAGCGCAATGGTCCGTGCCCCTGTATCCACCAGGGTGACGGTAACGCCATGAAAACGACCGGAAGAGGCCATAGTGTGAGTTCTCCAGAAATGACAAAGCCCCGCATGAGCGAGGCTTAGAGGGGTTAAGCGGCGGATACAAAAACGCCCCGGCTATGCGGAGCGCTAAAGAGTTTGCTGGTCGATCCAGCCAGGCTTTTTGGGCCGGTATTTTTGAGTCGGAAACTTCGTTGACTGGGGCCAGTCGCGAAGGAACTGCATATAGGCAAGAAGCTCGCCGTACTGGTCCGTTGTCAGTGACGTGGCACTACCTAACTCCAACTCATCGCGGTGGCGCTCGCGCATCCATTTGACCGACTCCAGCTCACCATCGCGCCAACGGCGTTCGGCATTGGCATCATCATCAGCGGTTGAAAGCGGTAGCGTCTGCCCCCCCTCTGTCACCCAACCTATATAAGCGACCCAGTCCTTATTACCCATGTCGTTGGGAATAAACACGCTATCGGGCAATCGCTGCACACCGGCCAGACTGTGTTTGTACTGAATGTTATCCATGAGATCACCTTAAAGTTCAGCGTCTGCCGTCCACTCGATTTGAAGCGTGTAGCCAGGCACGGAGCCGCTCGGCGGCACACATGACAATGCAAATCCAGTTGCCCACAAACTTTGAATATTGGTCAGAGTGCACGGCTTACCAAGCGATTGCGCCCATACTTCCGATGTTTGCTCACCCGGTGAATACAACTTCAACGTTGGAACGACGCGTTTGATTTCTCGAAAATCCATACGCAAAGCCGACTGTGAAGACTGTGCAGCGGCGGCTTGTGTAAAGGTCGCTATGCAGGTCGACGGCCCATTGTTCGATTTGATGGGGTGATCCTGGAGGAATGACTTTTCAAAATAACGCAGGCATGCGCGGTGCTCCTCCTGATAGGTCCGGTAGTCGTAAGGTGTCGCCACGCTGCCAGTTTCAATCTGGACATTGGTAATGTCCGTGTAGTGGGCACCCGTTCCCCAACTGGCAAAGATAACTTCTAGAAAGTCATTGGCGACACCCTTGTTCTTGTTCACCACGGCGCCCAAGTCGAGGGTGACAACGTATTTTTTATAGACCGTTGTCAGTTCCACCGAGGTACCCACATCGACGTTCGGCTCGGTTGAGTTAACCCCAAAGTTTTGACGAAGAATCACAGCGCACGTATGTGGCACGCTGGTTTTCATATAGAACGATACGGTGACCTTTCCGCCGGCCAGTGTTTCGACATTCTCGATGCGCTGACTAAGGTTCCAACCCTGCCCCTCACCTTGGCGCGAAAGCCGCAGGCCAAACTTTGCTTCGTTGATATTTGCATCTTGCTCAAGTGGCAGCTGGCTCCAATTACACATGGCGTTCTTTGGGCTGTAAATCATCCAGCGGTCCGGGCCGAAAGCACTTTCAGGGTCACCGTTGGCTTTGCCAATAACGCCAGACTTACCCCGCTGCCAGACCTGAAAGGCGCCATTGATCAGTCGATTTTTTCGGTAGACGTGAACAGGAAACGCCTGTTTAGGGCTTTCTATCTGAGTCCGCACCGCTTCGGTGTTGGCACTACGTTTAGATCTGTCATCAACGGCAGGTGTTGGAACGTTTTGCCCAGCGGCCCATTGGAAAGTCAGAGGTGTTGTACCCAAGACTATCGGGCCATCAGTGATCAGTTGCCAGACGGTGTCGGCGTTGGCAGTACCACGCTCGACTGTGACAAGCAAACCTGGCGTCACTTTATCGCTACTGTCGGCATCAACCGTGCGTACCCAACTGTCAGCGCCGACCAGGTACAAACCGTTGTCCTTTGCCTGGACTTGATCCTTAACCAGCACGCGAGAACCGGCAGGCACAGCCAATCCATCGATTTCTTGGACACCTGCCAAGACCATCGACATGGTGGTCGCCACCAATACCGACTGCTTGTTATCCAGCCGCTGCACAGCGCTAGCTAACGAATCGTCAACATACTTACGTGTCGCTAGAACCACTGCCGGGTCAATGTTCAGCACGATGTTATTTGAACTGCTAACTACAAAGTTCATACGCAGTGTTTGCGTACGCCCAGAACCCTGAGATAGCTTGGGTTTGAAGCTCGGCGCACAGTTGGCAACTGCCACCAGGTCACCATCCGAATCAAACAACCCCAGCTCACGCACCCAGAAGCCGCCTTCATCAGCCGGAATAACCTGCTCAGCAACCAAGATGGCCGAGTTGGCCGGATCCGGTGCCAACGAGTTCAAGGGCGCTCGGCGTCGCTCGTTGATCAACACTTTCTGCAGGCGGTCTGGCAGCGGATCAGTGCCATTGGCATCGCCCACCGCCATGTGGGTGATTTTCCAAGTCAGCAAACCAGCATCGGCCTTGACCTGTTTCGCCTCCCCGACCGCAGTCAGGATGGCGTAGAACTTTGAATTGGCATCAATCATGGATATACGTCCAAAAAGTCTATGGAATGTTCGCGGCCCGATACACCTTTCACGCAATCAACCGAGATAACGCTCTGTGAAGGCGGGTAAATGTCCAGTGCATCAATGGAATGCTCACGCCCACCGCCACCGATAACGCCTGTGACTTCTATGTCCTGCAGCACGGGTGGGTACACATCGATTTCGTCGCCGTCGTACGCACTGGCGAAGATTTTTATGGCTCCACTGGATTCAAGGCTGATCGCAAGGCCCGTCATGTGTCGACTGACCGGCTTGGCGTCATCGATGAGCCAGGTCAGCTCTTGGTACATCTCCTCGGTGATACCCGTTTCCAGTACGCCAACCTTTAAAGCGAAAGTGCCCGGAACACCTTTGGGGTTTGTCTCCCACCACTCCTGCACTTCAATCAAGTAACCGAGCGGCTCAACCACCCGGCGCAACGCGCCGATGGTGCCCTTGTGTGCATGTACGTAGAACGCTGAGCGTATGGCCGAGCGCTTTACTGCTTCCGACCAGTTGTTGTCCCAGCGGTCGACCGACCAGGCCCAAGCCAATTGGTGCAGCAAGTGCGCAGGGCAGGTGTCAGGGTTGTACAAAGTGCGTAACGGCACATCAGTGACTTCGTCGGTCGCCGCTTCAATGGCCCGTTCCAGTTGAGTGCTGTTTATAGGCAGTAGGCTTTTCACGACGGCCCTCCCAGCTTCACGGTAAAGCCGACGCAATAAGCCGCCTGGTACTTGGTCGGCTTGATGTCTTGCCAATTTGGCAGGTCCACCCGACCGACGCCGCTGATATGCAGCTGCGCGTCGATGGCCGAACGCGGTACCTCGACACCCAACCGACGCCGAGGATTGACCCAGCTCGCCAAGCGCTGCTCAGCCGCAGCCAGGATCGCCTCGTTTTCCGAGCCGGTACCGGCCATGTGCAGCACCGCATCAATACGGTACTCAATGACCTCGGCGCTTTGCACCGTGAGACGATCACCTACAGGCCGGATGTCGTCATCACTGAGGTATTTCATCACCGCATCCAGCAGCGGCTGCGGGGCGACCCCATTGCCCTGCAGGTGCAGTACGGTGACCACCACCTCTGCAGGGGATGGGCTTTCAGCCGTGGCATCCGCCACCAGGGCCGACGCGTTACGGGCGTGCAGAATGTAGCTGTTGCGTGGGCCGGCGGTTGTCAGCCCTTCGTACACCAATTGCACCCGCTCGCGCAGTGCGTCGTTGGATTCCATCACCCGAGGCGTCGGGGGAACGGTATTGAGGTTTTCTTCCTGAATCACCAGGCGCTGCAGTCGAACATTGCCAGCCAACTGATCAAGATCGCCATCAATGGCATAGGCCAACAGCAGTGCTTTGGCCCCGTCATTTACACGGGCCCGGTTCTGAATGCGCCGGTAAACGCCCAACTCCAACAGCTTGACCACTGGATCGCTTTCCAGCTCGGCGGTCCAGTTTTCGCCCATGTACAAACGAAATGCGGCCAGTTCCTCGGCGTAGGTTTGCTCAAAGTCGAGATCCTCCAGCACAGGCGGCGCCGGCAGCGCTGATAAATCCACAGTGCTCATGCGGCGACCCTCAGTAGCGCGTTTTCGCCCTTGAACAGGCCCTTGAGTTCAAACTCTATTCGGCCATCTAAAACAGCCACCACGCGCACCTGGCTGATACTGAGCCGGGGCTCCCAGCGCCCCAGCGCCCGTGCCACTTCGGCCTGGACTGCGCTTTTCCAACCTTCGGTAACTGGTAGGTCGACGAAGCGGCGTAACTGGCTACCGTAGTCGGGCCGTTGCCGTCGGCTGCCCAACGGGGTGGTCAGGATGTCTTCAATGCACTGACGCAGATGCTCGATGCCGGAGATGGGCTGCCCAGTGCGGCGATCCATTCCGATCATCTGGGTTACTCCGGCGCGGGTTCGAGGTCAGGATGGTTTTGAAGAAATTCGTAATGATCAGAGGTCTCAGCGGTCACCAGCCCCCTGATAACCACCAGGCTTTGGCCGTGCGGTGTGATCAGCGTTCGCGAGGTGAACACGGTGTCGCGAAAGCGGCGAGGCAGGCCGACAGCTTTCGGTGACGGCTCTACCTTCGATGCTGGCAATGACTGGGGAGCGGCCGGCTGCTCGTCCGACTTGGGCTTGTTCATGTGGGCAAACTCCAGAAATGAAAACGCCCGCACGCGGCGGGCAGAAATAAGCGGTTAATCAGTGTTTGTGATTTGCAGTATTGCCACCCGCATCAATGATTTTGCCGGCACCGTTGATATCACCCGTCACCGTCAGCGGCCCAGTGATCGTCACATTGCCGGTGAGGCCGATGTCCCCGGACACCACCGTGACAGCACTATCAGTGACCGTGGCTACGGTGCCGCCGACCTTGATGGTGACGGTCCCGGAAGGCAACGTGATGCTGTAGCTACTGGCCTGCCAGTCATAGACTAGCGACCCGCCATCATCAAACCGCCACACCTCAACATGATCCCGGTTGTCAGGCGGCGAACCAGCATCGCCATACAGCCCAGGAATAAAAGTACCCATTGCCGGGTTGCCACTGGGGCTAAATAGTTTGCCTTGCTCGCCCAGGCTGGGGACTCGCCAGTGCCGAGCCTTACCAGCAGCGACGCTGTGCCAGCGCACCCAGGCGCTGGTCCACTCCCCTGCCCTGACCCTGACAACCGGCGGCGAGGCCGTCGTATCAACGGCAGCCACCACGCAATCCATCAGCATGGCCGCGATCATGCGGTCGCTTTCCCCGCTGGCGTAGCTCATGCCAGCAACTCCGGCGCGACATACTGATCTCGACTGCCTGGGCCAATATCCGGGCTGACACCTATCAACAGCGTACCCGGCGGTTCATCCGGCCAAGGCCACTCTTCGGTACCGAGATAAATCGTCTGATTCCACTCCACCAGCCAGACCGTGTAACCATCCAGCTCAGGACGGGTCCAGTCCTGCACCGCTTGAATAAACTCGGCGCATTCGATCTCCAGGCCCCAGTTCTGTGCCCGCAGCAACACAATCAGCTGGGTCACCAGCTGCACCACCTGGCGATGATGATTAGCCCGAATGGGGTCAACGATGATCCGCGCTTCGAACTTGCAGATCATGGTGGTTTCGCCGGTTCCGATATCAGCCCCCGGCTCAATCTCGGACATCTCCAGGAACACCGCCGGCAACGGGATGTGATCCTCAATGTTCGGCCAGGCAGCAACGGTTTGAACACCTGGCAGATGCGCCTGCAGGTGCTGCTCGATAGATTGATAAAGCTGGTCGAGGCTCAACGTTTCATCAGACACGCGGCGTCCCCTTCAAATACTTCTGCAGTTCAAAGTTGAGTTCCTGCGTGAGGATCTCCAGCAGGCGTTCGTCCGCACGCTTCACCCAGGCATCAAAGTGCGGCCGCACTTGCTCCAACGACACCTTGGCCTTCGCCAGGGGGAAGCGGTTGTCGTTTTCTTCGACGAAGCCAGAGCGTCTGCCACCTTGCGCGGCATCCGGGTAATCGGTGGTGTTGAAATGTTTGCTCGACGTGCGGATCCAGATATCAGCATTGCTGCCGTAAACCTTCTTATAGAAAGCCCCCTGGTAACGCCGGCCGGCGACTGAAACACCCGCGCCGGTTTGCCGCGCACGCCCGACGCGGCTGGCCTCGATGGCATTGATACCGAACCACAACTTGCCGCGCATATCGCCGCCGGTCACCGGGTACGCCCGAAGCCGTTGCCGGACGGCGCCGATAGCGATGCGTTCTTGCTTGCCGACAGCCCGTGCAATGTGGGTGCGCAACCAACGGATGGTTTTGTTGATTGCACGCCGCTGAGCCGCCGCTGCCGCCTTGGGCACCATGTCGCCGAACTCTTTCAGCGCCTGAACATGCACTGCCGACGGCTGGATAGTGAGCATCCCGCCGTCGCGCTTCTGCTGGGTATAGCTACCGATGCTCATGGCCGCTTCCTCAAAATCAACGCCACCAGACCGTTGCCGTTAGGTTCAAGTTGCAACAGGTCATAGTCGCCACCGCCATCCAACGCCGGCAGATCAACGCTGACCCGCAGGCCTTTGACCAAGCCATCCGAATCCTTGACGCGAATCTCGAAGCGCGGCTCCCGCAGGCCAGTGTTGAGCTTGCCGAACTGAGGCTGTTTCCAGGGTGCCGAGAACATACCCAGCACCGGCTCCGGGCACCCCTCGATTACGGCGCTGTCGCCCAGGGTTTCGAACACCACGTCGTCGATGTCGTCGATCAGATCGCGGAAGGCCACGATCACATCTCCAGCAGGATCTGCGCCCGAGGTCGCGTGCACAGATGCAGCGGGTTCGACTGGGCTTCGCCGGCCACACCCTTGTTGAACGGCAGCGGCTCGATCTTGCTGTAGTACGGGATGCCCTGGGTGTTGACCGTTTCCATGTAGTCGGCCGGTGCGAAGGACGAGATGTACAGGTCAGGGACGCCCTCGGGGATCAGCAACGCCTTGTCGTCGTGGACAAACGCAACACCAGCGACTTTGCCGCGATAACGCTCCCAGACGATCCCGCCGAACTCGAAGGCTTCACGGGCATCGCCACGTAGAGACGCGGCTTGCATGGTGTTGAGGTAAGTCTCTTTGACCGACTTGTGGACGATCAGCTTGTTCCAGAAGTTCTTGCCGCACATGGCGCGGGAGCCGCTGCTGGTGACGCTGCCGAGGGCTTCTTCCTGCATATCCAGCGCTTCGCCGCATTTGACCCGCAGCTCGGTATCTGGACTGTTCAAGCCCATCGGTAGCTTCTGGCGATTCACGCCGAAGGATTTATAAATATCCAACAGAACCGTCTTGCCATCGGCGTCCAGCACCTGCCCGTTCAACGCGCCCATGCGCTGGAATTCGTGGGTGGCATCCAGCTGTCTTCGGGCCTTTGCCAGGCGCTTGTTGACCACATCCTGCACGGCCTGCAATTCGCTGCGGGTACCGAAGGCGCGGATGCCCTGGATCTCATCAGCCTTGATGGTGAAGCGCTCAGGGAGATGCACGGTGTTGAAAGGGATCAACGTGCGCTTGGTCCCGCCAACCACCAGGCCCGAGGTGCCGCGCTCGCCCGATGGCACCAGGGCCAGGGTGTCGCCGTCTTTCTCGATCTGCACGGTCAACGTGCTGATGCCCTCTTCGCGGAACAGGCCAAGGCTGCTGATACGGCCTGGCAGGTATTCCTGTTCATTGATAGCAGCGGTCAGCGAGGAGACGCTGAATGCATCGTCTTCAAAAATGGCGATATCGGCCATGGGGTACTCTCCAGAAACGAAAGATCCCGCACTCGGCGGGATGGATAAACGAGGTAAACGTCTTAGCGGACGATCACGAAATGGGCGGCCAGGGCCTTTTCAGCGGCGGGGTCGAGGCCGGTCAAATGCGCTTCGCTGACCTCGGCCAGCCGCACAATGGCACGACCGCGCCGGGCCACATCGGACTCGCCCAGCGGCCCATACAGAATAGCGACGGCGTTTTCGGTACCGTCCTCGGCGGTTGGCTGGTACGGGGCAAACTCGCTGCTGGCGGTGACTAGGCCCAGGATCTGGCCCGGCTCCAGGGCTGGCCCGGCTGCGACATTGATCGCTTCGCGGGAAATGTTGCCAGCGCCTTCGGACAGCAGGAACTCTCCCGCGTGCATCGATTCGATTTTCATGCTCTTGCTCCTTTCGAGGTTCCGTTCTGTGCCGCCTGACGGGTAGCCCAGATTGATTGGGTGTCGACCTGTTTGGCCTTAATGGTGGGTTCCGGATCGTTGTCCAGCGGCAGGCTGTTGTTGATCTCAAAGCCACCGCCGCTGCTCACCAATTTGTCGAACAGACGAGCACGGACTGCGCTTTCATCCAGACCCGCCGAGATAAACTCAGCGGTCAGCTCCGGTAACCGTGCGGCGACACATAGACCATGCAGCGTTTTCGCTTTGGTCAGCGCGGCCGTTACTACCGCCTCGCTTTCCAGGCGCGTGGTGGCGAGCAATGACTCCACCAGGTTACTGATGCCGGCCGCCGCGCAACCCTTGGTGACCATCAGTGCCAGTCCAGCAGCATCCAATACGGGCGCCGGTTCCGGTGGATCGACAGGTTCAGGCGGATCGACGTCGGGCTCTTCATCCAGTTGAGCGAGCAATTCAGCCGGGGCATGCTGGAAGCGCTGCAACACACTGCCCTGGCCGAGGCAGGCTTTGACCTTGAGACCGTCGCCCACTTCATCTGCCAGGCCCAGCGCCACCGCCTCATTGGCCGTCAGCCATGTTTCGGCGTTGACCATGCGCCGCAGCTCGGCCTCGTCAATGTCCGGTGCTTTGGACTTGTAGGCCGCAATAATCGCCTCCAAAGTCTGGTCCAGGACGTCGGCGACACGCCGGAAGTCTTCGGCATCACCGCCGGTAAAGGTGTAGGGGTTGTGAATCATCAGCATTGCATTGGCCGCGATCACAACGCGATGAGCGCCGCACACCGCGACACTCGCCGCGCTGGCCGCCAGCGCATCAATGCGCCCGGTACAGCGTTCGCCCAAGCGCGACAGTGCGTTGTGAATAGCCAGGCCGTCGAACAGGTCGCCGCCAATGCTGTTGAACGCAACAATCACTGGTGACGCGCCGTCGTCCATGGCGCGCAGGTCCTGGACAAACTGATTAGCGCTGACACCCCAGGTGCCGATCTCGCCGTATACAAACACCTCAATGGTTTGCTGCTCGGCTTCACCGCTGGCCTGGAAGGTGTACCAACTCTTATCCGCGACTTTTACCTGCTTGCCAGCCTTGTCATAAATGCGCGGGATCGCTTTTTTACTCATGGTTGTTCCTTGTCATCAATCGGCTCGATGGCATCAAGCGTGGTGTAGTTGAGGCCCAGGTCCGTGGACCTGGCGAGGTCGGCCGCGTTTTCCGCGTCGATGGTTTCCGCGTCGTAGCCGTTGCGCAGGCACATCTCACTGCGCGAACCGAAGCCCGCCTGCACTTCCATCCGCCGCGCCTGCACGTCCTGGACCGGCTGGATGTAGGCCCAGCCTTGCGGCACCCAACGTGTACGCAGGTATTCGCGTCGACGTTGCGCGTAGTCTTCCAGCACAAGGGCACCGGACAGCACCGCCATGTCCATCCAGGCGGCACGCACCGGGCGACACAGTTGATGCACATACACGCCGAATTGCAGCTGCTCCAAACGTCGACGGAACTCGTTGAGCACCACCCGCAGCGCCCGGTCATTGACCTCCCGCATGTCGCCGGTGAGGATCTCGTAAGGCGTCCCCGAACCCGCCGCCGCAGCCATCAGTTGTTGACGCATGAAGTCCGGGTAGTTGTTGCCGGCGTCCGGTGGTTTGGAGAACTCCACCTCTTCACCTGGCCCCAACTCCTGCATGGTGCCGGGCTCCAGGGCCACCATCGGTGTGAAGCCGTCGCGGTCGGTGGTCAGCAATTGCCCCGTTACCGGATCACGCGGTTGGTGCCCGCTGTCCGGCGCAGGGCGCTTGATGAAGCCGGCGAATAGGTTCGCAACCTCCTGGCGAAACAGCACCGCGTCGTCGTAGTTGTCCAAGCTGCGTAGGCGTTTCAAAACCGGTGCCAGACGCGGCACGCCGCGCAGTTGCCCTGGCTCCATGGGTTCGAAGATATGCAGCACCTGCGTGGCTGGAACCCGCACCAACTGGTTGTACCCGGCGTTCAACGACGATGAATCGCGTGGATGCGAGAGGTACATCCAATACGCCACACGCTTACCGGCCGGATTGAACTCGATCCCGGCGCGGATGACGTTGCCGTTTTTGGCCGTTTCAAACTTGTCATGTGGAACAAACTCCGGGGCCAGCGCCTGCAGCTGCAGTGGCACCGCTAAACCTTCGCTCGGGCTGCGCGGCCGCAACCGCACAAAGCATTCACCAGCAGTTTCAACGGTACGCGCCACCAGAGCCTGCATGCCGTAGAAGTCGGTCAGCTCGTCCGCGTCCGCCTCATCCACCCAGTCATCCCACAGCTGCTGCTTGAGTTTGCGCAGTGCCGCGTCGTCCGTGGTCGGCCTGGGCGTAATGCCCGTGCCGATCAGGTTGCTGACGCGCTTGTCGATGACGTTGAAGGCATACGGGTCATTGCGCACCGCCGCCCGCGAGCGAGCCCGCAGGTTGCGCAGTGCCGGGGTGTTGATGCTGTTGATGCCGTTGTCGGTGGCTTCCCAACTGGCCGAACGACGGCCCTCTCCGGCGCCTTCGTAACTGGCCTTGATGTTCGACGGCAGCAAGAATCCATTACGGGTTAGCGTCGGATAATGTCGGGCCATTAGAGTCCTTTGCCTCCATGCATGAGCCGAACCACGCGAGAGCGCGGCCCGGCGGCGTTGGTCAGCGACGTGCGAATCTCGTCGCGAGCCTTGAGCAGTTCGTCGATGGAGCGGTATTCCACCGTGCGGTCGCTGTAGCGCACGGTCTTTTCACCGCGTGCGATGGCGCGCTCGATGGCTTCGAGGTGCTTCGGAGTAAACGACATATCAGCGTCTCTTCAGGTAGCCGCTGGTGGAGCTGCGGCGTTGTGGGGGTGCAGCGGGTCGCGGTTGGGCGACCGGGGCAACGGGTTGTGACGCCACTTGCGGTGTAGCTGGAGCCTGCTCGGCGACCGTGACACGCTCGGCGGCGACTACCTTTTCATCGAACAAACCGGCCTGTGCCAGCGAGTTCCGTACCCGGTCCCAGTCGTGTTCCTGATACCGGTTGATGCCGAGGTAATGCGCCATCGCCAGGCAATACACCATCAGGTCGAGGGCTTCGTTGCGCTCGGCCTTGCCCTTGATCCACTCGATACGCTTGTGGCCCCGCACGTACTTGGCGACCTTGCGCTCGGCCACGCACTGGGCAAAGAACTCGTCCGGCAGGTCGTTGGCAAAGTGCAGCGCACCTGGGCCGGACTCGAACGGGTAGCGGTTGTAGATCCAGTCCTTTGCGGTGTCGGTACCGACAAACCACAGCTCAGCGCCGCCGCGTTCGGTCTGGCCCTTCCAGGTCACATCGACCATGGACGGCCGCTGAGCGATCACTGGCTTGCCGGGCTTGCTCGCGCCCTTGATGGCGAAGATGTTGCGCCAGCGCCGCACGCGGCAGAACTGGTAGACCTCGTCGGTGTGGTGACCGCCGGAGTCGACGGCGACCGCGAGAATGCCCAAGCCGACGCCGCAGGGATGCCGGTACCGCTCTTTCAGCAGTTCATCCAGCACCGCCCAGGTGCGTTCGTCCGACGGGTCGCCCGCGATCACCCGGTGGTCAATGACCCAGCGTTCCATGCCGACACCCCAGCCCATTGCCATGAACTCCAGACGGTCGGCCTGTACGTCGACGGCGCCCGTGATCATCATCACGGCGGCGGGCATTGCACCGAGGGAGAACCCTTCCCGGCGTGCCCGCTCGATCAGTACCGATGCCTTGGTCTGCTCTTGCGCGCTGTCCCACACCTTAGCCAGACGGGTGTTGTAAAACACCTGCATGGGTTCAAGGTCGCCTTTGGCCTGGGCCTTTTTCGCCTTCTCGAATTGCTTTGCCAGCGACTTCCAGCCCGTCCAACCCAACGGTGAATACAGCGCGTTGAGGTGGAAGCCGACCGTCTCACCATCACCCTTGGCATGGGCACGCCACTCACCACGGGCGAGCATATCGCCCTTGTGATGTTCCTCGATCAGCACATCGCAGTCAGGCCCGGCGCACTCGTAATGCACCACGCTGAAGTCCTGGGAGTAATGCAGCCGCTCCCACTCAAGGGTCTGCATGTGCCCGCAAGTCGGGCACGGCACGTAGTAGTAACGCTGGTCGCTACCCTCGAACAGATCGTCTATGCGCGATGCGCCCTTGATCGTAGGCGAGCTGGAGAAGTAGAACTTGGCATTGCGGCCGAAGGTACTGCCCCGCGTTTCTGCCAGCTCGATGGGGTCGCCCTCTTCGCCTACGTCGACCTCCCAACGGTCAATCTCATCGCCGTACACGTAGCGCGCCGACAGCTCGGCCAAGTTGGCCGCAGAGCCAGCGGTGGTGACGTACAGCGAACCGCCTTCAAACTCCTTGGTGTCCATGGTGTTGCGCGAGTCCCGCGAGCGGCTCGCCGCCACACGCTCGCGCAGCACCGGGGTGGCCTTGATGGTCTTGCCGATCCGCGACGACACTCGCTTTGCCAAACCCAGGCTGGGCAACAGCGTGAGGATGTTCGACGGCACCATGTGGATCAGCGCACCGATCCAGTTCAAGGCGATCTGGGTTTTCATCAGTTGCGAGGCGACCATGGTCACGACGCGCTTGCATGGGTGAGCCGGTGACAGGCACCGCATCGGCTCGCGTGCGTAGGGCGTTCGCACGGTGCGATATTTCCCTGGCTCGGCGGCGCCGGTATCACGCGGGATGCGCATGTACTCGTCGGCCCACTCGTCCACCCACAGGCTGGGGTCTGGACGCAGCCCACGGAAATACGCCTCACGGTACACCTCAGCGCCGTCAGGTTTTTCCGTATGCATGGTTTAACTCGTAGTGATCAGATCGCGTTCAAGGTCAGCCGAAGACATGCGCTCGGCCTCTTCCAGGGACAGCCGCAGCGCCTTGGTCAGGTGCTGCTCAATCTCCCAAGGGTCCGACATCGCCGCCAGTTCTGGGGCCAATTGCGGGGGCATGCTGAGCAGTTGATCGCGCAGCATGCGTCCGGCGTTGTAGGCCCCGGTGGTGACCGCCTTCATATCCACCAGCGAACCCTGCACCTTGTGAAACTCGGCCTCGGCCAACTGGGCCAGGTAGTACTCGCGGTGTGCGCGGGCCTTCTGGAAGTCGGGTTGCCCGCTCTTTGCGCCAGCTGGCTGCGGCGGCGCAGCCGTGTTAGTCGGCTCGACCATGGGGGACAGTTGGCTGTAAACATCACGCTGGAGCCGGTCTTGCTGGTGGCGAGCCGCGACGGCGGCCTTGCTGGGGTCGGCGGTTTCGAGGATCAGCGCTTCAGTTGCCAGCACGTCGACCTTCTTGCCATCCGGCGACAGCACCAGGCGATTGTTGTCTTTCAGCCAAGTGATGTAGCTCGGCGTCCTGCCGATGCGAACCGCGAAAGCGCTTTTAGACAGGAACAATGGATCCGTCATAAGCCCTCCTTTTCAACGGCTTTTCAATGGAAACCTTTCAATTTCAATGGATTGAATTTCAGTAAGCTGGCAGCCCTGCCGCTAACGCTTTCCCGCGGGTTTCATGCCCCGTGTCCCTCGAAGGCCGCCAGGGTCCCCGGCGACTTTCGGCGCACCATTTTGACGCATCCCGCTACAGACCACGTATTCCGTGGCCTCCAGGGCATCATGCCTGACCGCTGCCCGAGGGCGGCACGTCGCACACACCCAACCGCTTGGCGGCCCAGCGTTCATACAGCCCGATGGCGACATCGGCGCCAGCCATCGCGGTGAGACATCCAATGCTCCCTGCCGCCAGGACAGACATGCCCGAAGCGTGTAGCAACATCATGGTGGAAAGCCCGCAGACCACGCAGGCCCCGGACCGAAGGAGCAAGCGGCGAATCAAGGACCAGCCACTTACCCCCGCTTTGTCGGCCCGCCATGCTTCGCCGGATATGCCGCCGACCAGGGACAGCACGATCACCATCCAGATCGGCATATCAATAAGCGCTTGCTGCTCGTTCGTCATCGCCCTACCCCATAAACGCAAAAACCCGGCGCAATGGCCGGGTTCAGTGTGGTGGTGTGTCCCGCTGCTTGCGGTCGCACCTATCGAAGATGGGTACTTTTTACAGGTGGATTATCATGGCAGCAAGCAGGTTTTAATGCCATGGAGCAATACGGGTGCCATAGGGGTATGACGCAGGTGGAACGGAGGGACAACGCATTCAATCGGCTATCGCTTCTGGTGCCCTGTCTTACTTGTCCCACTATTCTGGATCGAAGTAGGACAGCTACAGGCGCCTAAATACGGGACTCTGCCCTACTGTCCTACCTTTTTTACTTTTCTCTTGTGTATAGAGAGAAAGTTAATAGCACGCGTGCGCGCCATGGGCGCGACTACGTGCCCGCTATGCTAATGTGTGCGTGGGGCGGGTAAAGGTTGGACAGTAGGACAGCCCAGCAACGGCGCGGCATGCGCCTGTCCAACTGCGCAAAATGGCAGTTGGACAAGGCGGGACAGTAGGACAGAAGTACGCGGAGTGACGCCGAGAATCATGCAGCCTTCCCCATCAGCATGCCGGCGATGGATACATGGGCATCGTGTAGCCGACGGTAATAGGTCGGTGCACTGCAACCGCAATGAAGCATTTTCTGTGAGAGGAAGCTCTCGTGGTTGCAGTAGTGTTCCATCACCACTAGGGCCAGCTCAGGCGCCAAGTGTTTGTTGACGATCAACTCGATATCCGCCGATTCATCCAGCAGCACCCGACTACCACGCGTGCCGCGTATTAACTCACCTTTGCACTCCATCAGCATGGCGATCATATTGCCGCCACTCGGCCCGCCAGCACCGTCTGGCACAGGTGAATGCAGATCCTGCGCCCAGAGTTTGAGCATCTCGTCGATTCGCTTAATCATCGAAGCAAGGCTCCTCAATCACCGCCTGCTGCAACGCAGACGCACGCCCCCAGCCCGCAGGCTTTTCATACGCCCATGGCCGCACGCCGCTTTTTGGCAGCGCAGGCATACGCCGCTTGCGCCAGCCCAGCCGGTGCATGATCGCCCCAACCCGCATCTGCTCAGGCTTGCCCCAATGGCCGAAGTCCAGCTTAAGCGCCTGGGTTAGGATCTCGTTGCCGGTGGCGGTTTCGCCGATCTGCGACTCTTCCATCCAGGCCAGGATTGGCCCTTCCCATTCATCCACCACAAAGCGCTCGTCTTGAGCCTCGGCGAACATCTTGGATTCGTCCTTGTTCACCCACCAGATATCGCCCGCCTCAAAGCAGAACAGTGCCTCGGCCCATAGCTGGTCGCGGATCTCGCGCAGTTGCTCCAGATCGACCTTGTTGCAGAACACCGGCCAGTAACGACGGTTGCCCGTGGCGTCCTTGAGGTACTCCTCTTGGTTGGTGGTCCCCACGAAAACACACTGGCGTGGCACGTCATTCGTTCTGCGGCCATAGCTCTCGCGGTAGGTGTCGGTGGACGCGGAAAAGAACTGTTTGGCCTTGGTGCTTTCCGCCTTGTTAAAGCTGTCCAGCTCGCCCAACTCGACAATCCACTTGCCGCGAATCGCTTGGAAGCTGTCCTTGTCGCCGAGCGCAAAGGGCGTATCCATGAACCACTCACCACCCAGGACGCCCATGGCCGTGGACTTACCGGCGCCCTGCCCGCCTTCGAGGATCATCACGGAGTCGGCCTTGCAACCCGGACGCATCACACGGGCGACAGCCGAGATAAGCCAACGCTTACCAACCTTGGCCGAGTACTCACTGGCCTGAACGCCCAGCACGTCGGTCAGCCAGGTTTCAATACGCGGCACGCGATCCCATTCCAGCTTTTCCAGGTACTCACGCACCGGGTGGAAGGCGTGGTCGTGGGCAACCACGCTGACCGCTTCGATCACATGGGACGCTTTGACCCGCAAGTTGTATTGTTGCGCGAGCCACTTCATCACTCGCATGTCGTCAATGTCGGCCCAGTCGCCGGCACCGCCGCCGAAGGGTGCAGACCGCAGCTTGACGATCTTGGAGCTGAACACGCTGTAGCCGATGACCCCGGCCCAGCGTTCGTCATTGCCGAGGATAAGCTCGACGTTTTGCATGTGCGCAATCAGGGAGCCGTTTTCGGTGCGGGCCAGTTGGTCCTTCCAACCACCCGCTGCAGGAGGCTTGACCACCGCGAGCACCTGGCGGCGGACGGCCTCCAACCCCTCGGCGACGTGCAGATCGTTGAAGTCGGTCCACTTGATCTCGCGCTCGCCGGAGAACACCGGGGCAACGACTTGACCGCCGACAACCAGCGCGGCGTTGTTGGCCTTCTCTTCGCCTGGGTTCCAAGGGTCACCGTTGGGGCGCTTGGTTTTCCAGTCGTCATCGCGACAGATGATCAACGGACAGCCGGGAAAACGCTCGCGCATTGCCTTGGAGACAGGCAGCAGGTTGCCCGCGTCGAAGGCGATGGCGACAGTGAGCGAAGTCGCCATGTGCAGGCTTGCGCCTGTGGCGTAGCCCTCACACACCAGCACCGGTTCGCCGGGCTCGGGGTGGGGACCGATCAGGTGGAAAGCCCCCTCTTTTGACATACCGGGCGGCCAGTACTGCTTATCCCGACCGGTGTCTTCTTGCTTGGCCGGGAAGATTACCTGCAGGCCGACGATCTGATCGCGGACGTTGCACATGGGCACCAAAAATGCGCCAGTACGTGGCGCATAGCGAACCTTGAAGCCTACGATCTGCTTTCGATCCAGATAGGCGCTCTTACCCTTTTCGGGCATGCGCTTGAACAGGCCGGCAGCACGGTTGGCCGCTCGGCGTGATGCGTTGGCCGCAATCTCGGCAGCCTTACGCTTGGCATCTTCCTGGCGAGCGCGCATGACTTCGCGCTCCTCGGGGCTCATACGTCCGGGCTTGACCTTGATCTTTTGAGTATCGCCAGACCGCCAGTCACCGAAGCTGCCGAAGATCAGCGTCTCGTTTTTTTCGGTGCGGTGTTCGTGGATGACGTACCAGCCGTTTTTTTCCTTGCCTTTGTCCTGGGTGGTTTTGCAGCGGGTAAGCTTGCCAAATACCAAGGGTTGAACGGGCTCTAGACCATAGTCCGCGAACTGATTGATCACATCATCGAGCATTACGGGCAGCCCTCTGATCATCGACGGTCTTGCACTCAATGCAAAGCGTGCAACCGGGTTGCGCCAAACGACGGGCCTCGGGGATGGGACCATCGCATTCGTCACAGAACATCAGCGAATGCTGAGCCGTGTGGGGCATCAGCGCCAGGCGTGCAGCGACGGCCTGATCGATGCGCTCTTGCACCAGGTCATTTGCAAAGTCAGCAATATCAGCCACGTTCCACCCCACAAGTCGTCTGGTTGACGTAGCGGGCGCGGTTGTACATGCCCAATAAACCCTGGATACCGCGAAACACTAGCTGGCGAATCTCGGCCAGCTCACGGTCATCGACCTTGCCGTCGCCAATGTGCTTGGCCCAGGTTTCGGACAAATCGGCAACCTGCCGGAAAAACATGGCGATACCCGTGGTGAGGGTCTCAGGCATGTCGTTGGTGTACGCCTCAGCCAGTTCCTGCCAGATCGTGTCGCCGACAAGGGCGTGCACCGCATCGAGAATGCGGCGGTCCTTGGTCAGTTCGAGGATCTCGCCGAACTCCTGGATGTTGACTGTGTGCGAGGGATGGGTGGGGGACAACTTGTGCTGCAGCGTGGTGGCATTGCGGCCGGTGGTGGCGGCGATTGCTGCGGCACCGCCGGGATAGTCCCGTGCGGCGTGGTACAGCGCTAATTCGAGCGTCAGTATTTCCTTTTGCGCTCGATCAACACAGCTTAAAGCTACTCGGCTCATGGCATTAATCCTACTAAGTTGCCAGTGCCCCGCGACGTGTAGTGGTGATACATTTGCCGCGTGGCTTGAAAGGGCCCAAACGCCGGCTAGATCTAGGGATCGAAACCGGCACCGTGCCGAGGCGAACAATCCGTTGCTCACCTCTGGCGCAACAGCTGCCTAATCTGTGGTGGAAAAGGCAGCAACCCAAGACATCCGTGTCTTGGCAGCGCGATAAAGGGAGGTGGTTTGCATGTGGTGTGCCCTCCTACCTTCGTCGCGACCCGACAGCACTGTGGTGGTGTGTGCCGGGAGGAACTGGGCGGCCCTTGGGTCGCCTTTTTTCTATCTACGCTGCAGCTTTTTGCGGGGCTGATGCGTTGAGCAACCAGGCAGCGTCAAACGCGTTGCCCTTTTGCTCTGCAGCAGTCGCTAAAAGCTTCGCGTAGTGGGTTTCACCGGTGTAATCGGTGCGTGGAAGGCTGGCAGCCAAGCGCCATTTATTGAGTGCTTGGTAACTCCTGTCACATACCTTGGCGGCGGCTCCGATGCCGCCTACTGCTTCAAATGCGAACGCAATGGCGTTCGGAAAATCTGCGGGGTCCAACATGGCAACCTCCAATTATCAACTCGCGGTTGATATTAACATCAACTGACTATTGCGCAACCCCTGTGAGAGTATCAACTCATGGTTGATAAGAATGAGCTACGGGCAGCTTTCACGGCGCGCCTTCACGAAGCACTTGACGATGCCGGGATACGCACCCGGGGTCGTGGGGTGGATATTTATAAACACTTGGTAGCGGTGGGGGCTGAGAAAAGCACTCAGGCCATTAGTAAATGGCTGAATAGTGAATCAATACCTGAGGCTGATAGCATGGTTGTGCTGTGCTCATGGCTGAAGGTGCGGAGAGAGTGGCTAGAATATGGTGTGCTACCAAAAGAGCAAACGGGGGAAAGCAATATTCGTCAGTTTGGCATAGTAAGCGACACCAATGTTCGTGAGGTAACTCGGCGATTTGGAAAAGTACCATTGATTTCGTGGGTGCAAGCGGGAGCATGGTGCGAGTCGAACTTTGAGCTGCATGATGGCGAGTCATGGCTATCTTGCCCCGTGCCTATCAGTGAAAGCGGTTATGCGTTGAAGGTACTAGGTGACTCAATGACGAATCCAGGACCAGGTCGCAGCTATCCAACAGGATGTATTATTTTTGTAGATCCGGAAGCTGAAACTAAGACAGGGGACCGTGTGATTGCCCGCGTCCCCCGGACCAATGAAGCAACATTCAAGGTATTAGTAGAGGATGCCGGACGTCAATTTTTAAAGCCCATCAATCCTCAGTACCCAATAATAGATATTACAGAAGAAACTCACATCTGCGGAAAAGTAGTAGGATCATTTATACCAGAATGAACCAATTACCGATCAATCTCCAACCTTCCTATAGTTTTTGCTAGCTAAATTGTGCGGAATACCTCTATTTCCACCAAAAGCACCGCCATAAACTTTATCAATATCTAAAATAGGAAACTCTTTGGGCTGTCGGTATTGAAGTAGCATTGACCGATCTACATTGACACCTGTACCGCCGCCTAACTGAAACCATCCTTTCAGCCCCTTAACCTCTCTGCAGTTTAAATGTTCAAGCATCTTATACTTAATAAGATAATTCTTGAACTGCCCTTTATCGCATACGTTATCCAGGCAGTTTATAAAAAGCAAAACTAATTCTTTAGTTGTGAGCTGGGCGCGCAAAATGCTCGCATACTTCTTCTTACTTTCCCAAGAAACTACTGACTCATCGTAGCGATCAATCATTTTCAAAACCTGATAAAGATTTCTAAAGTAGTGACCTACTATGTGATTATGTTCTTCTTGTATCTGCATATACCTTTTCACGACTTGTTGTGGTGTAGCAGCGTCCCTCGATAGAAAATTTAGAATTTCCTGAAACGCAGCCCTGCCCTCGTAAACCACTTTTGTGGGTAAAGAAGAAACAGTGTCCACGCGCTGCGAGAAATCCCTTGAAGCTCTCACTGCTTTTAAATTTTCGTACTCATCACCCAGAATGTCAGCATTCATGAATCTTCTAAAGCCTGACATTTTTTCTCGCTGCGCAGCGCCGCCAAAAGCACTCAAATCAAACTTTATGTTATCGGAAATTTTATTATGTAATTCAAGAGTATTGAAAAAAGTATTTTCTACTGATTGCGTAGTGAGCGCTTCAGCTGTTCGTTCATATTCTATTCGAGACAACCGGAGATCATGACGCTGTACCACTATTGTTACAATCAATCCCAAAAAAGTTAGAAAAGTCAAAATTGGATTCAGAACGCCCCCAAAAAAATCCCCAAAAACCCCTGCTACGCCTTCGTGATTTCTAACCATCCATATATCTATGACAAATAGAAAAATCACTACACCAATCGCACCAATAATTAGATTAAACAAGGTTTTTGACAACAGATTATTTTCGGCCTTATTGTTATTTTCTGACAACACCTCAACAAAAGACACATACAAATTGTCCTTATGAACTTTAAAAAAGTCTAAAAAGCCATTTGCACTACCGCTCAATGAGCAATTACTGATTCCCCACCACACCAAAAATGCAGATACAACAATATCCATATACTTAAATTCCAAACAATAAGCAGCGCCAATCTTGCCTACAATCTTACCTAAAGTGCGGCAATCTGACATCACAAACCGTTTTTTTCAAAAGACCTGGGACCAAAACGCAACTGACAGTTGACACAAATCAACCACTGGTTGATATTATCCTTACTCTTCACCACAGAGCGAGGCAACACCATGCACACCACAGCTACTTTGCACGTCCACCCGGCCGCTGCAAACCCCTCACGCGTCTTTGAAATCCGCCGCCTGGCGCAAGACCTCGGCTGCAAATTCATCGCGTCCAAACCTAAGCCGAAAGAACGCAACGCGCCCTGCCCATCCGATCCAAACGGCGGAGGGCACGCGGCATGAGCAAGTACAAACTCGACAACCGCACCCTGACCCTGCTCAAGGCCCAAGTAAACCTAACCGAAACCTTCAACCACCTGCTGCGTGCCGAAGTTCAGCGTGAGGCCCTAGCCTTCCGCCTGAAAGTCGAGCGCCGCAAAGCAGACACGCACTTCACTATTGAGTTGGGCTGCGAACGCCACACGCTGACCCTGACCAATAGTAAGAAGATGCACCTTAAGCTTGCGGACTTCATTGAAGAGATCGTCAACGGGCCAACCAGCCCAACCGATCCGTCGTCTTTGCCGCACTCAGATCGCCGCTACGGCGTATTCGAGACTGAACACAAGCAACGTGTGTTCGACCTAGTAAAAACCGGCGGCGCGCTCAGCCTCGATATGGGCTTTGAGCAACCGATCAATTTGGCAATCCATCGCAACAAGACCCGCACTGGCATTACCACCATCATGAGCATCGGCGTCAGGAAGCCACGTACCAAGTGCTTCACGGTGTATGGCAGTGACATGGAGATCTACTCCATGGTGGCCGAGTCCATCACTCACCTGGCAGCCGTGGCGACTCCAGCCGCGCATGCAGCCTAGGAGGCGGAGATGGAACGTAGCCTGGTTAAAGCCGCCAAGTACTTCGGCCTCACCCGGCCCAAACTGATTGCGCTTATGCGTGATAAGGGCTTGCTCACTGACCGCAACCTCCCGGCGTTCCCTGTACGTGACCGAGAATACCTGCGGATCAAGAACGGCAACTGGTACCACGAGACGGCCGGAATGCAATACAGCCAGTCGACGAAGGTCCGGCAAGCCGGTATGCCCTGGCTGGCAAGTCAGCTGGGCCTCGAACTGCCAGCCATCCCGGCAGATAACCGTGACGTGGCCTAGGGAGTACGCCCGCCAGATCGTCGCCATGCACACACGCGAGGAGCGCAATGCCGCGCTCCTCGAAGTGCCGGAGCATCTGCGGGAGCTGACTAAACGCCACTGCCTAAATGCCTGGAACCACCCCTCACGACTCAAACGCAAGGAGGCAGCTGCCCATGAGCAACAACAGTCAAACACCGCTACGGCTGCAACCCGCGCCGGATAGCGCAACAGTCGAGATGCTGCATCAACTCTTCGGCGACGTGCTTATCCCCCTGGAAAAGCTGCGCGTGCATTACTTCAAGAACCTCAACGAGAAGACCTTCACCGAGGCGATCAACAGCGGGCGTATTCAACTGCCGGTGACAACCTTGGACCACAGCGTCAAGGCTATCCGGTATGCCCACATCAAACACGTCGCAGCACTGATCGACATCCGCGCTTACCGAGCGGACGAAGACATGCCCCGGCCACAAAACGATTCAACCGAGCAAGACCAGTAACCCAGACGGCTGCCACCACCAGCCACGAAACTACCAGGAGCACACCACATGACTGCAATTCAAATTTGCGCACTGATCAGCATCGTAATCGCCGCCGGTATCCTCTATTGGGTCGGGTATCGAGGCGGCCTTACTGACGGCAAAAATGAGGGCTATGAAGAAGGCTATTCCGACGGCTACGTCTTGGGCCGGGACGAAGCTTCAGCCGCATACGCAGCCTCTATCAAAGAAATGTCAGATCAATGCATGCGAACTGAACTCCTATTGAGCCGGGAACCGCAAGACCGTTACACACTTCTCGCCATTGCCGAAAAGCTGAAGCTCGCCGCAGACACTTTCCGCGCCGTTAGATCCGAAAGCCAAGCAACTCAGGCACTTGCCCTACGTGAAAAAGCACTGAACATGGCTGCGCTGATGGATCGTTTCGAACTGAAGGGGGAAGCCGCATGAACTGGATCCTCACCTCCACTGGCAAGCGCTTTGATCTGTTCGAGCCCGACGCCGACATGATCGACCCACGGGACATCTCGCACTCGCTGGCCCACCTGTGCCGCTTCAACGGCCACACCCTCGAGTTCTACAGCGTGGCCCAACACAGCTGCATCGTCGCCGAGCAGGTGCCGGAAGAGTACAAGCTCGCGGCCTTGCTCCACGATGCCGCCGAGGCGTACGTGGGTGACATGACTCGGCCACTCAAGCAGTGGATTAGCGCTTACCAGCACTTCGAGGACTGCATCTGGTGGCGCATTTGCGAGCGGTTCGACATCGCTCCAGAACTCCCCGCCTGCATCTACAAGGCCGACTTGATTGCGCTGGCGACCGAACGCCGAGACCTCATGCCAACCGATCCGGCTATCTGGGATTGCTTGGTCGGCATCGAACCCATGGCCGAAACCATCCGCCCTTGGCCTGCAGCAGAAGCTCGACTCACCTATCACCAGCGCCTGATGGACCAACTCGCTATCGAACACCGGAGGAAAGCGGCATGAAGAACCACCAAGACAACACCAACGCCCTGCCCGCTTTGCTCCGCACAGCCAATGGTGGCGACACGCTAGAAACAAACAGTCTCTGCTGCGCAGCAGCAGGCATTACTGCTCCTTCCAACGCCACTGCCGAGGCATTTGTACCCCACGAAAAGCTGCGCAGGGCAGCGCTCGCTGATGCAACGCTAAACGCTCAGGAACGCCCGCTCGCGCAGCCTGCCGGGGGGTATACGCATCATTCACGCACTAGAACTTTAGAAACTGAAATTTTCTCGGACGAAGAACTGGCCGACCTTACTGGATACAAGCAGCGAGCCCATCAACGGAGATGGCTCAACGACCGCAATTGGGTATTCGTTGAGAGCCGTGGTGGCCGCCCATTGGTCGGACGCATGTACGCTCGCATGAAGCTTGGCATGACCAATCCAACGTCTGCAGAGCAGAGCACGCCGCCGCGACCAGCTTGGACACCTGACTTCTCCAGGGTGAACTGAGATGCGACCTCGAAACACTGAGAACAGGGACTTACCGCCGGGAATGGTGCGGAGAAAGCGCCCTCGCAAGAACGGTAAAGTGTGGGTTGGTTATTACTACAGAGACTCAACGGGTAAGGAAATCCCGCTTGGGGGAGACTTGAGCAAAGCCCGATTGAAGTGGGCAGAGCTTGAGTCCAAGGAAAAGCCAGCCGATCTGACGATGATGAAGGGGATCTTTGATCGATACGTTCGCGACGTCATTCCGAAAAAAGGCGAGCGTACCCAGAAGGATAACCTAGCCGAGCTCAAACAATTGCGGCCCATGTTTGACGGGGCGCCCATCGACTCAATCACACCAGCCAATATCGCCGGTTACCGCGACGCCCGTACAGCCAAGGTACGGGCCAATAGGGAGATCGCCCTACTCTCCCACGTGTTCAACATGGCGCGGGAATGGGGCCTTACAGAGCGGGAGAATCCGTGCCAGGGCATCCGCAAGAACAAGGAAACGCCACGTGACTACTATGCCAACGCCGCGGTTTGGAATGCGGTCTACGGGATGGCTGAGCCGGAACTCAAGGAAGCCATGGACCTGGGCTACCTGACAGGCCAGCGGCCAGCAGACGTGATCGTCATGCGCAGGGACGACATTGAGGGCGATTACTTCTTGGTCACGCAAGGCAAGACAGGGCTTAAGCTTAGGATCCTGATGTACACAGAAGAGGGAGAAAACAGCTTGGGCAGGTTGATTCGGGAAATTACGGAGAGGAATGCCGGCCACGTCTCGAAGTACCTGCTGATAAACAGGCACGGAAAGCGAATGACGAAGGGAATGCTGCGCTTGCGCTGGGACAAGGCGCGGGAGAAAGCTTGTGCCAAAGCAATCGAAGAGGGCGATCCGCTCCTCGCCGCGAAGATTGGCGGTTTTCAGTTTCGCGACATCCGACCGAAAGCAGCATCGGAAATCATCGATATTGGCGACGCAAGCCTGCTACTGGGACACAGTAAGCAGGAGATCACAAAGCGGGTTTACAGGAGGATTGGCGCTACTGCTAAACCATCAAAATAG